GTGAATACCTCCACCATCAGCGTTTGTTCCACCAACTTGGTAACCTTGAATTTTAGGTATAAAGTAGAACAATTTACCAATTGGTAAGTTCATTGCTTGTACAGAAACTAAGTCGTTAGCCAATAATTTAGAGAATACTCGTCTTACGATAGGAAATACTACCGTTTCGAATGAACCTGAACTATCTGTTGACGCAGCTTCGTTAATTAGGTGAGAGGCTTGGTTTTCATATAACTGTGCCATATTCTCTTTAACGTGACCTTTAAGTCCGTCTAGGAATCCTAAACGATCCCATTTGTTAATTGTGTCTTCTTTGATAACTTTAAGGTGTTTTAACCCTATGTTACCAACTAGACCTGATTCTAATAATGCTCCCATTTTTTAATTTTTTTTAAATTGAGTTTATTTTATTTTATTTATTACATTTTTGACATCAAATCTCTCATTCTCATGAATTGAGGATTTTCGTACGTTTTACTTTCGATTAAATTTGAAGCGGAACCGTTAGATGGTGCTTTAGATACTTGTCTCTGAATAGATTCAGTTACAATTTCATTAGAACCTTTACTTCCGTCCAATTCATTTTTAATTGTTTTGTAAAGTGATTTAGATTCTTTAATAGATTCTGCGTTATCGAATCTTCTAAGAATATTTATTTTTTCTTGTTTTGTTGTTGAGTGTTCTGTGAACAATCTTGTTGAGTACGCCAAGTTTGAATTAAATACTGCTACTTCATTTAATTTGTTTCTAAAGAAATCTAAAGCTTTTTTGTATTCTTCATTTTTCTCTCTTAACAAATTCATTTCTTTGGAGACACCTTCATTAGTTGGTCTAACTTTCATTTTAGGTAATCCTCTTCCTGGATAATTTCTACTTCCGTTTCCTAATGTTCTTGACGCTTCTGTTGTTTCACCTGGCATTTCGTCATATGTAGACATATCATCATCCATATAATCACCTTCCTGTGATTCATCGTCAAACCCTTCGTAGAATTCTTCATCATCCTCATACATTGGTGTTTCAGTATACATTTCATCTTCGTATTCGTCTTCGTACATTTCAGATTCAGTAACTCCGTGTTTGATTTTACCAAAAGAAAATTTAGGACCTCTACCTGTTTTTTCAGATTTAGAACCACCTTTCATGTCGTCTTTAAATCCTTTGTTGTTAACAGATGATTTTTTAAATCCTGACTTCATGCTTCCAAAACCAATTCCTACCGGCTTCATTGATTCTTGAACTTCAAGTTCGTAAACAACTTCATCCTCGTCTTCGTCTTCATACATTTCGTACATTTCGTCGTCTTCTTCGTCTTCGTACATTTCGTACATTTCGTCGTCTTCTTCGTCTTCGTACATTTCAGAATTCTTTTCGTCTTCTTCAAAGACTAATTCATAGATAACACTCTCGTTTGCTGTGTCCATTGGCATCGCTTCTATATTATTTGATTCCCCACCTAAACTAATCATGTAATCGTTGTTTGTATTACTATCGGTTAAATGAACATAATCACCATCTTTTTTAATAATGATTCCGTCTTCATCACCCATAGCCTTCCAAACTTTTAAAACTTCTTCAGGAGATGATCCTGTCATGTCTAATGGTGGCATTTCGTCTTCGTTATCTGTAGGTCCTTCAGTTCCCATAGCGGAGAAATCAATTTCTTCTCCATCTACATCAACCTCAGCATCTACTTCTGCTTCCTCTGTACCGTCTTCTGTGTCTTCAACATCAATTTCACCCTCAGGTGGCATTTCGTCTCCTTGTTCTGGTTGTTCGTACAAAGATTTTTTTCTTGGGCCGTTTAAGGACTCCCTTACTAATTCACTGATTTCTTCCTTCATGGTTGAAGCAAGTATTCCTTTTGCGTTTTCACTGATAGCTTCTTCAATCGACTTCATTTGTAATAAAGCCTCTTCTACTATCGAATTGTTTTTGTTTAAACTCATTTGTAAATTGCAATGCGTTATCGTTTATTTACAAATAAATATACCGACATAGTAAAAAATTTAGTATTTTACTTGATATAAGTAAAAAAAAATATTATGCACAAAAAAAGGGACACGTAATTTGTATCCCTTTTTTAATAATTTTTGATGATATTACTCAATAACTTCATCAATTTTACTTTCACTGATAGATGTGATTCGCCATGCCATAGAGTAGTTTTCGTAAACCTTTGTTACTTTTGCTTCAATATCGGTTGGTGAATAACCTTTAACCAATTTTTCTTCTCTTTGTTTTTTAACCTTTCCGGTTTCAGTATCAACCATGTCTGTGGTGATCTTTGTTACAAAATACTTTTCGTCCATTTTTAATTGTTTTTTTATTTACCTAAATAATCGGATAATCTTTTCATTAAGTCAACAGATTTATCCATACCTGAACCTAAAACTTCAATATTATTATTTTCTTCTAATTTTTCTTCATATGTTGGTCTATCTTCTTTATTCAAATAAAGATATGCTCCCGGTGTTGATGGTGATGACACTAAGTCAAAACAAATTAACTCAAAATCCCCCTGTACTTCATTTTGTTCTCCTTGTTTAACCAAAGAACCAACACCACGAGAAGAAACCCCCATTGTGACACCTTGTCTCATAAGGTTTGCTGCAACATCACCCTTAGATGTTACAATTCCTCTTTCGTGGAAACCTGGACTCGTTAGTAATTTGACTTTACCCATTAGAACATTACCTTCCCACCACATATCTGTGATAAGGTGTGCTACTCGATCTAAATCAATCAAGGAAGATTCAGGGTGATTTAATTCTGATATAGACATACCACGTTTAATAACTTCTTGGTATTTTTCTGCCTCTCTTTTTAATATTTTTTCAGGGTAAACTCTACCATTTCTATTTGGTACGCCATACTTTTGTAAAGTAGCATAAAATACAAACGGTTTAGAGTGTTCTAATTGTCCATAAGATTCTTTAATAACATCTGAATTTCTTACTTCATTTGGGTTGATGATTCCAGCATCCCACTCAACTAATATTCCTTTACCAGTATCATTTGGTCCTAATATTCTCATAGTATATTTTTATGATAAATATTAGGCATTTATGAATTCTTTTGTTTTTGTCTTACTTAATATGAAATACTTACTATTTTTTAAGTCATCTTTATATATTGACCCAAGAATTCTTTTAATTTTATCTCTTAAAATTAATGATTTAAAATCCATAGTTTGGTTGTGTACAAATAAAGTAATTTCAAGATTTAAAAAACTTTTTTTATTTTTTTGTATTCCACTTGTACGTAAATCTAAATCGACTATTTGTTTTCTTTCGAAAGTTTGGTTATCAACAACCTCTAATAATGTATGTTGTATTTGTCTTTTTATTTCCCCAATTAGTTTTGTCCAATTTTGGTCTTCTTGTATTGGCTCAATCCACGTTTGTAATATTATGTAAACTGATTTAAAATTTTTTGAGTCAACTGTTCCGTAGTAACATTTTGCATCATCAAATACATTTAGTTTTGATGTTTTTCCTTTTTTCATTCTTCATACCTTATCTGTTTATTGTTTTTATAAAGGTAAGTGAAAAAATAAGATTTGTCAAAATTCAAAGAATTTCCTGTTACTTATAACCCTTGATTTAACTTTCTTAACTGGTAAAGATTATATTTGTCGTATTTAGACTCACTGATTTTTTTGATAGTATTTTCAATAGTATCTTTTAAATCCTTTTCTTTTGATTCGTTTAAAGACGTTTTCAAATTAGAAATAACATTTTCTTTTAAGGTATCAATTTCTAATTTAATACTCTTATCACTTAAAGACGACAATTCAATTAATTCTTTTCTTTCGGTTTCATTTATATTTGAAAGTTCTTTATTTAATCTATCGTTGGCAACCCTTAACATCGTTTTAAGTGGTAGGTTAATCGATTCTTTAATTTTTAGTTTATCTTCAGAAATTATTGTGTTAATAATTCTTTTTTTAGACTCTAAAACCGTTTCTAAATTTTTAATTGACTTGTTATATATTGTAACATCAATATCCTTGTAATTGTTTACAGATTTTTTAACAATAGATGATATCCATTCGTCAACATTTTTTAAAGAACGTTCGTTATTTTCAATTAATATTTGTGAATACTCAATAGACTCATTAATATAGTCAGTAGCGATATCATTACTTAATCCCTTCTTTTTAGATAAATCATCATATATATAATACAATTCTGATAAGTCCTTATTTTCTAAAACCATAGTTTTTAATTGTGACATATATGTTTTAAATTCAGGTTTACCGTATAAGCCAATTGAGGCTTTTTCTATTTTTGTTTTAATTGTTCCGAACGTGTTCATAGTGTTTTTATTTATAAATATTTACTAACTCAGTAAATCCTTCAACTTATCGTTGATTTCTGTTAATGAATTTCTTCCTTTTGATAAATCCATATAATCACTACCCCCAAATAAATGGTCTTCTAATAACATATTTAAATCATTTTTATTAAACCCTTCAGGTGTCACTTCACCGCCAGGAGGGGCTTCAGGGGGAGGTGGTTCAGATCCGCCACCCATATCAGACATTCCACCCATGTCACCAGCACCACCTGCATCACCTCCAGCATCACCCGCAGGTTCACCCGCAGGTTCACTTTCTTTTTTACCATATAGTTTATCTATATTATCAAATAACCCTGTTTTAGTGATAACTTCAGCAGTTTTACCTAATTCTGCAGACACGGCTCTTTCAACTCTTTGTTGTTGTAAATCTAATCTGATTTCTTCATCTGAGAACCCTAAGATATGTTTCTTACCCCAAGATGCAGATACAGGTGCCACTGAGTTTGGAATCTCAGCAACAGCATCTTTATATAACGTTATCTTTTCTTTCCATAATTCAATACCTAATAAGTCGGATTGTTTTGATGGATTATGTAATCCTAATGTAAAGTTTGTTAATTCATCCTCAAACCCTAATAGGAAAAGGTGAATGATTGCAATTTTATTTAATTCGGCAATCATACATTTTTGAATTCTGTTAATTGTTCTTGCAAAACGAATATCTAATAATGATAAGTTTTTACCGTCACCAACAGCCTCTTCAAACCCTAAATACGCTTTAGGGATTCTTAACGCCGTAACTAATTTCTTTTGAATGTATTCAATATCTGCAATCTCCGCCAAGTTTGTTCCACCAGGTAGAGTTTCAATTGGATTGGTTGCTGTAGTATCCCTAACAGGAATAAAGTAATCTTGGTCTACCGCCAATTGGTTGTATCTCATATCAACATTACCTGTCTGAGGGTCTGAAATTTGGTCTCTTTTAAATTTACTTGCGACTCTTTGTACGTATGCATCAACATCTTTATCGTCCATGTTTCCAACAAACACTTTAAACACCCGTCTTTCAGGGGCTCTTGATACACGATAAATTAACATCGCATCTTCTGATAATAAAAGTTGTTTCCAAATACGACGTGATTTTTCTAACATAGAAGTACCGTATGGAAGTTTTCTATCATCACCTAAAATTCTAAAGTGAGCGACTTCCCATGTATTAAATTCCATATTCTTTTCTTTCCAAGTAAACTTCAAAGCGTCGTTTTCCATTTCTTGAGAATATTTGTCAGGTTGAAATCTCATACCCTTTTCCAATCTTTCTATTTGAATGTTGGGTAATTGTTGACAACCAACTATTCCTTTTTCTGGATCTAATTTTAAATAAACAAAATTATCACCAAACTTACATGTGTTTCTTGTCCACATTGGTAGGTTTGTACTAATATCTAATTTATTATTAAACAAATCGGCCAATACTGATTTTATTCTTTTTGACTCTGAATAAATTTGTAATATGTGTCCGTCTTTATCTGGTGTTGTAGATTCTTCACCGTATATATCTAAAGCCGCTGAAATTTCAGGAGTATATTCCATACTTTCGTAGTCATAATATGAAGCCAATCTTGTTGGTTCATAATAAACCGCCTGTTGGTACAAATTACCCTCAACCTTTTGCCATTGTTTACCAATGTACATCGTTTGTTGTGATTGTAGTTTTTCTCTTTCAAACTCATCCTTATCTGTCGTTTTTAATAGTTCTTTTTTGTCAAACTTAAAGACAGGTGATTGTTGGTCCAAAGTGGCATTAGGTCCAAAAACCTTACCTAACCTTTGCCATACCGTCATTTTATCTTGTGCCATAATCTTTTTTTACTTAAATAATAGTGTTAGTTGTAGTAAATTAAACTCTTCTTCCACCGAATAACCATAAATACTTTTCATAATCGCTTTTGGACGCTTGTTGTCTACCATAATTCATGTTATTATAGGTGTTGGCGGGTAATCCAGGATTAAAATTTTGAGAACTATCTTTAAATGTGTTTTTTTCAGTAGTCCAAGATTCCAACATCGCCTTTGTTTGTTCTGTGGCCTTTTCTAATTGAGCAAAAGAAGTTTCACCAACAAACACAGCCATAGCAAATGCCATGATTAAGTCATCGTGTTGCCCTTTTTGGTGGTCGGGCCTACCATTCACATAAACAAACGTATTAAGTTCGTTAAATAGTCTTTGCGACCTTAATGCAAAATCAAATCTTAACGCTTCTTCAAACGCTTGAATTATTAAAACTCGTTTTGAATTAAAATTAATCCCCGGTATTTTGTCTTGCGATTTTGGATCCCATTTCCATTTGTCTGCAGGATTAACACCATCTATGTATAAATTTTTATATCCTAATTCTTGTAATTTTCTTGAGGTAGATACTCCCATACCTCCAGTGATATCGGTAACAATAAATGAGTTATACATTGTTGCCCATTTAAATGCGATTTCCGCCAATACGTCAGGTGGAACTTTTCCTATATATTCTAATACCTGTTCTCTTGCATCAAAGTCAATAATAGATATGGTACTAAAATCTTCACTATCACCTCTTGAAACGTCAACACCCATGATATATCGATGACCTTCTATCGGTTCTTTCCATTGCCAAATTGCACCACCCATAAATTTGTTTTCGGGTTCCTTAATATAGGTTTCTTTAATTTTTTTCATGGTTTCGGGAGGAATAACACTATCCCCTGAACCTAAAAAGTTACATTCGAGTTCTTGTGATATTTTTCTTTTATCAAACTTTAATTTTTTAGCCATTGATTCAAACCAAGAACTATATGGTTTATAACCCTCGTTTTCAATTTTTAATTTAATCTCTTGAAAATCCCTATTTTCTACTTTAATGTTTGAATAATCTAATGTAATTTCACTATCATTATAATCACCTCGATTTAACATGTAATGAACAATGTCATTACATTTAATAAGTTTTAAGTCTTTAGAATAACGTGGGTCACGAAACCAATACATTTCAGTAATCCTAAAGTCATTCATACCTTTAATTGCCTGACTAAATATTGAATAATAAATTGGGTCAAACCCGTTTGGGGTTGAAATCACAATTACCTTACCACCTGTAGATAAAGACGCCATACATGCAGACCAAAAGTCTTCATCGGCGTTGATGTATGCTGCCTCATCAAATATTAATATTGTTGGGGTATATCCACGCAAGGCATCTTTTGATGTCGCAACGGCCTTTACTTCACACCCATTTGTTAATTTAAAATGTCTTTGAGAGTTTTTCTCAACAGAAAAACTAACCCCTAACCAAGATGGCCATTGGTCAACAAACGCTCTAACCTTATTTCCCATTTCTTGGGCGGTGTCCATTTTGTTTGCAATAATTAATATTTTTTCTGGTTTTGATTTTTTTGCAAACACCAATCTTTTTGATGCCCAAGCAGATGTTACGGTAGATACACCAGCCTGACGATATTTTAATGCAATATTTTCTTCACAAGTGTCGTAATCTTTAACCAAGGTAACTTGGTCATTAAATAATTCTAACGGTACGTATTTAGATTGGGTGTTATCGTAAGTTTGTAGATAGGTTTTAAGTGCGTACGGAGTATCGTTTATACACTTAGCATATTCTAATAAGATTTGTTCTTTTGATAAAGACATTCATTATCCTTTTCTTTTATTCAACGACTTTAATAATTCACCTTTCGTCGTGTGTGCAGGTAAATGGTTTTGAATAAGTAACATAATACTTTCTTCTATTTTTTTAACATCGTCTTTCTTTTCGGCTTTTTTAGGTAGTCCTTTATGTTTTGTTGATGCAAAATCTTTTAAATCTTTTTTAGACATTTCTTTTGACATGTCTTGAACTTTTTTAGATACTTTAGATTTTGGAGTATCTCCTCTTTTAACTGAAAGAGCTAAGCCCATAATTTTTTGTTGTTGTTTAGAAACCGCCTTTTCATTTACCTCTACTTCATCCATACCATCAGGACCTTGTTTTTGAATTGAGTCTTGGTCATATTCACCTTTATTCGCATCAGACACGTCTACCTCTTCATTTTCACCTATCTCCACATTTATTCCTTGGTCAGTTAGGGTTTTGATTTTAGCTGGATCCGCTTTATCTGCAGCCATTTTAACACTTCCAGGCGCTTCATTTATTTTACCATAAAGAACTCTTATTTGTTTTGGAGTTAATTTTTCAAGTGTATTAATTGAAAACCCTTCAATTAAAAGTCTCGCCAATTTAGGATTCATATGTTTCATCTTGTACTAAATTTTTTTCCCATTTTAATACGACATCTTTCTCGTATAACTTATTTTCAACCGATTCAATACTTTCTCCGTATTGAAATACTAATCTTTTTCCTTCGTAATTTTCAGGTTTTTCCCAACCTAATGCAATTACACCATCAACAGAGTCGTACATTCCAAAAAAATCAGAATTTTGTATTAAGTCTAATTCTATTTCAGAATTTTTTAAAACCCCAACCCTTTTAATAAATTCAACCTTTGGTGGTGATGGTTTACCATTTGCCGGTTCACTATCCCATTCTTCACCATAAACATCATCAATGTCTGAAAATATAAACTCATATATATTATCACCTTTAAAATTAGGCCCTAACTCGTTTATAAAAACTAATATCATATAGTTCTTCCGTTTGGTGTAACTTTAACTTCTTTACCGTTAACGATTAAAACTAAATTCTGTTTATTTGTTCTTCCAATGAATTTTGTATTTGCATAACCTTCAAAAAGACTTAAAGCTTTTTGTTCTTGTGCGGTAGTAACTGAAAAATTAACTAAATCTTTTTTTTGTTCAATTTTTTGTATTTTTTTACCCAAATAGTTCATTTTAGTTCTATGTTCTATTATTGGTTTTTCTTCTGTTTTAATGTTAAAATAATTAGATAATAGTTTATCTATTTTTGATTCGGCAAAAATTGAATCCATAACATTTTGGTATCCTTCTTTTGGTTCTTCAGTTCCGACTCCCATTTCAGGTTCAATTTCAGGTTCAATTTCCGAACCCATATCTCCCATATCACCCATATCTTCACCTGATAAATCTAATTCACCTTCACCTTCAGTTCCGTATTCATCGTCAAATCCTTCAATTTTATCTACAATTTCTTCTCTATCATCATCATCTAAATTTTTCAAATCAATTGCGGATATGATTGAATTAATAACATATTTAATATCTTGAGAATCCATTCCCTTATCTTTATCTAACGAACGAATTTTTTGACTTAATTTTCCGGTTAGTTTTTGAATCATTTTTAAACTCATCGGTCCACCCTCTTCATCTGAATCTATACCTTCTTCGTCACCCATCGGTGGCATTGCCATATCGTCTCCTTCAGGTGCCGGTGGCATTCCCATATCGTCTCCTTCAGGTGCCGGTGGCATTCCCATATCGTCTCCTTCAGGTGCCGGTGGCATTGCCATGTCATCTCCTTCAGGTGCAGGAGGTATTGCAGGACCACCTTCAGGTGCCGGAGGCATTGCCGGACCACCTTCAGGTGCCGGTGGTGTTTCCATAGCAGGTGCCGGTGGTGTTTCCATAGCAGGTGCCGGTGGTGGTAAATCATCACCAGGAACAGGCGCAGAAGGGGCTTTAGGTGTTTTTAATATGAATTTTTTTTTTGATTGTTCCCCTATTAACGGAACTTCAAAAACATTACCTTCATTTCTATTAATTTCAGAAACAACTAAATTAAGTTTTTTCATTGCGTCAGCATAAGAACGATAGTGTTTTCTACTTCTCATTGGTTCTGAATAATCCAAATTGGATTCATTCAACCCCTTTTTAATGATATATCCAGATTTTTCTTTTACTATACCATAAAGATTTCCATCAGCAAGACGGATTGTATAATTTGTTGTAGACAAATCATGTATTTCTTGTTTAGGAACTACGTTGTATTTGGCAATTTCCATAATACGTCTTAATTTATCCATTCCTTCTAATTTCTCACTACCTATTGGTTTGATATCTCCCATTTTTATATTAATTTTAATTGTTTAATCCATTAAATCCACCCATAGCAACCGCGTTACATTGTAAATTAGTTGTATTTGTTACACTTCCATAATTGGGTTTAGGGGCTGTAAATGTAACTACGTTACCTGCGGATGCACCAGAACCAGGTAAAAACCCAACTATTGTTGTGGTGTAATAAGATGTACAAGCGGTTGTTGGCATAATATTTTTTTATATAAATATACGGATATTTTGTATTTTTATTTTTATTTTAAATTTTCTTGCTCTAAAGATAATTTTTTATCTGCAATTTTATTTTTGAAGTCTTCAAGTTTAGAAATATACCCGTTTCTTCTTAGATATTTAAACACTAAATTCTCATAAGAAAATTCACCTTCTTTTTTAAGGCCACAGGCCCTATACTTCCTTAATTTTTCTTTATACTTCTTAACAAGTTTGATCGCATCCTCTAAATCATCATCTTTAGCGTTCTCTAAAACCCCATCAATAATATCCATCCATTGTTGTGATTTATCTTTTAATTTTTTTTCGTCGATTGTGAAGTTTTCTTTTTCAGGCACTCTAACCCATTCATCGTTTAAAATTGAGTATGATCCGGCACTTTCTTCTGCTTCGTTAGTGTCTTGAGCAAATAACTCAGTTTCAAAACCTTTGATTCTTATATCGTGGGCAGCATTAAATACCGTTTTCTTAAGTCTAAATAGTTCCTTATGTAGTTCAACATCACCACTAAATTCGTTTGAGTCATATAAAATATGAATATCAAAATCTGAAAACTCACTCCAATTATATCCAGCTAACGACCCAATAAAAATTATATCGTGTACAAAAAAATCATAGTCTAAATAATCTATGAATAATTGTGCAACCTTAAGTAATCGTTTTCTTATTTCAGGTTTTAGTTTGTAATCACCTTCACTAGGTTTATCCCATATATCAGGATTTAATTCGTCTTGTAAGTAAAAACTATTAATGATTTTTTTATCGTTCATCATACATATAAATACCTATGTTATTCTGTTTCTTCTACTTTTTTATACTTGTACTGTTTTGCAATATCAGTATTAAAGTATTTTCCTTGTGATTCTGCCAATCTAAATTGTGCATATGTTTTGTGTGGAACATCTTCATATTCGTATATAATTCCGTTTTTAAATGTTGCCATTAATTTATTAGTTTCACTATCGTATTCAGTTTTAACTAAATTTGAAGATTCAATTTCACAAATTATTTTTGTTCCGTCTATTGTTGTTCTTTTAATCGCCATTTGGGTTTGGGTTTCTTAATGGGGTTATGTCATCTATATGACTAAGTTTATCCATAACATAATAATGAACTTTGGTTCCGTCAACATCAAAACCATAATCTTTAATTGTTTGACCTATTTCTCTAACCAATGGGGGTAATTCAGAATGTAGCATCATTAAGTCTTGCGGATAATATGGTGGTTTTTCTATATCCTTTTGTGTCCACCCTTCTCTTTGAAAAACCTTTCTCATTTCAAAATAAATGTTCTCTAAATCTTTTGTTAACTGCAAAGCATCTGCAAATTTTTTCCATGACTCCATAGTGATAAATATAACTCAAAAAAAAATCCACCCGAAGGTGGACTTTATTATTTGAGGTTTGTTATTTTATCGCGATACTCTATCGCCTTTTCAAAATTCTGATTTTTAATACATTCATTAAGTTTTTCTTTTAACTCCAAAATCTTTTCTTTGTTTTTTTCCAAACTACTAATCTTATCCCTTAACTCTACTGCCTCCTCAAATTTTTGTTCTTCTACTGCGATTTCTAATTTTTCTTTTAATAATTCTATTTCATCTGTTTGATTTTCTTTTTTATTTGTTTTTGATAGGTAGGTATAATAAAAACCACTGTCAGGTGATTTATAAGTCTTTCTTGTCCAACCTTTATCATCAAAAGATGGTTTACGATTAAAAGATGAAAACATTTCATCAATCATTCTATCAAATTCATTCCAATTTAACATTCTACATAATTTTATTTTAAGTTTATTTTGTGTTTTTTATACTAAATATATGCCAAATTATAAATACTGACAAAATGTCAGTTTAATTGAATAACGACTGACACAAAGTCAAAACAATTAAAAGATTGATTATTTAACTACTTATGTTTAATATTTTCTAAAAACAATTTGATATGATAGATTCGGCCGACGGAACAGAAAAACCAAAAAACAAAAACCAAGACGGTTCAGGAAAAACCCCCGTTTTAGATAACTTTTCAAGGGACTTAATAAAATTAGCAGAAGAAGGAAAATTAGACCCCGTTATTGGTCGTGAGGATGAAATAAATAGAATAGCGCAAATACTTTCAAGACGCAAGAAAAATAACCCAATTATTTTAGGTGAACCTGGTTGTGGTAAAACTGCAATCGTGGAAGGGTTGGCTAAAAAGATTTTTGAAGGGGATTGTCCTCAAAATTTAGCAAATAAAAGAATAGTTTCTTTGGACATGACCTCAATTGTTGCTGGAACAAAATATCGTGGTCAGTTTGAGGAAAGAATGAAAGTGATAATTGAAGAATTATATGCAAACCCTGATATCATTATTTTTATAGATGAAATACATACAATGATTGGTGCAGGTAATTCATCAGGTTCTATGGACGCATCAAACATATTCAAACCGGCCCTTTCTCGTGGTGAATTACAATGTATTGGAGCAACAACATTAGAAGAATATAGAAAGAACATTGAAAAGGACGGAGCATTAGAAAGACGTTTTCAAAAAGTGATTGTAGACCCATCAACAAAAGAAGAAACATTAATAATCTTACAAAACTCAAAAGATAAGTACGAAAAACACCACAAAGTATCCTACAGTGATGATATTTTAAAACTATGTGTTGAGTTGGCAGATAGATACATAACAGACCGCGAATTTCCTGACAAGGCATTTGATATTATTGATGAGGTTGGTGCTCGTTCACAGGTGGAAATTAAACTACCTGAAATTATTGAGGATTTGAAAAGACAAGCACAACTAATTAAAGAAGAAAAATTGGATGTAATTAACAAACAAAAATATGAGGAGGCAGCAAATCTTCGTGACAAAGAAAGAAAAATATTAGCATATTTGGCAAAAGAAAAAGAAAACTTTGAAAACAATCGAGACCAAAATAAAAGAGTGGTTACCGAAGATGTCGTTTATGATGTAGTTTCATTAATGACAAAAATACCAATCAACAAAATCACAAGTGATGAAACACAACAATTAATTACATTAAAACAAACTTTATCAACTAAAGTTATTGGTCAAGAGGGTGCGGTAGCAAAAATATCAAGAGCAATACAAAGAAATAAAGTAGGATTAAGTGACCCTAAAAAACCAATTTTTAGTGGTTTATTAATTGGTAATTCAGGTGTTGGTAAAACCGAATTAGCAAAACAATTGGCAAAACATATGTTTAATAGTGAAGACGCACTTATCAGATTAGATATGAGTGAATTTTCAGATAAGATTGCGACATCAAAATTAACAGGTACCTCACCAGGGTATGTTGGGTATGAAGATGGTTCACCATTCTTAAATAAAATTAAAAACAAACCTTATTCGGTTATTCTTTTAGATGAAATTGAAAAGGCACATCCAGAAATCTTTAATGTATTTTTACAAATGTTAGATGAAGGATTTTTAACTGATGGTCACGGAAGAAAAATCAATTTTAAAAATTGTATTATATTAATGACATCAAATGTTGGTACTAGAGTTGTACAAGATTTTGGTACAGGTGTTGGTTTTACCACAAGTACAAAAATTGAAAGACGTGAGGATGAAATAAAATCAGTTTTAGAAAAAGAATTATTTAAAAAGTTTGCACCTGAATTTATAAATAGACTTGACGACATCGTATATTTCAAAGACTTAAATGAAGAAGACTTATTAAAAATTGTTGATTTGGAACTTAACAAATTCTATGAAAGAATTGGTCAATTAGACTTTCAGGTTGAGGTTGATAGTACCTTGAAAAAACACTTAACTGAAATTGGAACCGACATTAGATTTGGAGCACGTATATTAAAACGTACCGTTCAAAAGTGGGTAGATGATGCAATTACAGAAAAGATTTTAACTGATAATCCAGAAAAGGGGTCAACTTTTATTCTAACATATAATGAAAAGGATAAAAAGACTGACGTTAAGATAAAAAAACCAACAAAAAGAAAAACAAAATCATAATAAAATTTTTTAATTGTTAAAACGTTTCTTATCTTTGTTGTGTCTTTTAAACGTTATACTATGAAAACACTTTTTTTATCTTTTACACTTTTATTTTCAGTTTTATCTTTTTCACAAAAATTAATTATAGATATTTTTGAAAAACAGGAAATGGTAAAATTTTCAAACTCAGATATAGATTCTGTTTTATTAAATCCTGACATTGTTTATGATATTGACAGCAGTAATCGTACAACTTTTGTTATTGACTTTTATAGTAACACATCAACTTATTTTGTCAATGGGGTATATATTAATGACTTCCCTGTAGAAACATCTAGAGTTAACGACGATATTTTGATTGTTAAAATTTTAGAAGAATATTACGATTATGGGTTAATTATTAATACAAATCAAAAAACTGAATCGGTAACTTGGTTTTGGTTTTCAGAAAATAGGACCACAATTAAAGTTATGACTAAATTTATAATTCAAAAACCTTTATAACTATTTTCTAATATTTTTGTATAGGTGATTTTTAACCTTGTGATGGTGCACTTGGAAACGCCGATTTTATATTATTAATTACTGTGTCACAGAACGATGCATTAGTGTTACAACTGTAATCTCCCCTACCCTTTATAAGTGTATTATACTTCTTCATAATAGGGGTTAATAATAACCCTTTGATATAGTCTCCGGCTTTAGGGTTAAATCCACCATTATGATTTATGGCTTTACTAGTTATTTCTGCGGCTCCTTCATCTGAATTAGGTGGGGCATCATTATAGTGGGCAACAAATTTTACTGAGTCTATACCTTTAGTATCTTTATACGGGATCAATTTAAATAAAAACTTTCCTGTAATTTTTTTTTCAACTAACATATTATTAAGAATTGTTGCAAACTTATTTAATGATGTTAATATGCTTGTATTTAAAGTTGTTTCATCTACCTGTTCATTAATAAATCTTCTTTCCAATATATTATTGGATTCTTGTATGTGTCTTATTTTACTATAACTTTTACTCATAATATTTTGTTTTTATTTATAAATATGCGAATAATTAAAAAAAATTTATTATCTTTGTAGAAACAATATAAAATGAATATAGATAAATTTAAAGAACTTCTTTCAGTACCGTCAAAGACATATCAAGAAGAAGATATGGTTGAGTACATCTGCAACGAGTTAGACTCGATTGAAGGTGTAATGTATTATCGAGACGAGATGATGAATGTCTATGCAACTAAAGGTGTGTTAGAAGAAGGAGAATACTACCCTATGTTCATTGCACATACTGATACCGTACACACAAAGATTGATAAAATTGTTGTTAAAGAGGAAAAACTGAAGCGACCAAACACCTTTGGCAAAACCTTTGACGACACGTTAGTTGATGTTTTAAAGGCATATGATGAAGAAGGTAACCCAACAGGTATTGGTGGCGATGACAAATGTGGTATTTTTATTTGTTTAGAATTACTTAAACAATTAGACAAAGTAAAAATTGGTTTATTTGTATCCGAAGAAACTGGATGTCACGGGTCATCAAAATGTGATGAAAGTTTTTTAACCGATGTTGGTTATATTACCCAATATGATGCTCCTGGTAATCACCTAATTTCCGAGATTTGTTCAGGTGTTCGTTTGTTTGAAAGAGATAGTGAATTTTTTGAAAAAAGTATTTCAGTTATCGAATCGGCATTTGGAAATGAGATGATGATACAATCACACCCATATACTGACGTATCACAATTAAAGAAAAAGATTGATGTTTCTTGTATCAACATGTCTTGTGGTTACTACAACATGCATACAAAAGAAGAATTTATTTCAATTGATGATGTTGAACGTGCAATTGAGGCAGGAAAAAATATGGCATTTATCTTGGGGTTAAATAAACACCAATACGAATACAAACCAATTGTTTACACAAACAAAACAATTATGAATTCTTTAGTTGAAGAAGATTTTGATGAGGATATTATCCATCAGTTAGAAACTATCGATGTTGAGGAAAATAAAGATGGTATTACCATTTTTGATCCGTTTGATGGGAACGCTATGTTTATCAATGATGATGATTTGATTTACTTATATGAAATTATTAAAGAAAGATTACTTAAAAAATATTAATTCGTTCTATAATCCATTGGGTCAAATAAACTTTCGTTGTATACCATATTTAGGATATTATCAATATATGATTCGCCATATTTTAATTTATAATTACTATCTTTAAGTACATATTTGACTTTAAGGGTTTCTTTATCAACATTTTTAATCCCTAATTCAACTTTACTATTTGGTAATTTAACGTATTTATCAAAACCAATCGTTGAGTTAATTTTATCAAGTACTGAAAAATACTTTTTTAATGTTCCATCATTATAGTCCTCAAGAACCCTATCTTTAAAACTTTCTAAATAATTATCAACATTGTGGTCAAACGAACCCTTAAATGCTTCATTATCCCAAACATTATATTGTATTTCATAATATTCCTCTAAATGTGAAATTCGTTCTTTTGATATTGCCAAAAATAATAAATCAAGAAGACTATCGTCTTCAGTGCCAAAACGTGGATATAACATAATAGCATCACCCCAATGTAATTTATATTTCCAAAAACAATGTCTTTCAGAATCTTTTTCAACACCAACAGGAGCCAAACAATTACAATAAGCGTCTTCAATGTATTTTTCAATACCACCCTCAACGGCAGCCACTTCAGCATCTACATAAGAAATTGTTATATCATCAGATATTCTATTATCCACTTGTTCTAAAAATGCGCACACTCTATCCACACCGTCACCACCAAACACCTGTAATTTACCATCCGGACGCTTATTAAAAGCAGTTAAAAGTCCTGGTTGAATTATTTTTGCAACATCATAAATAATTTCTAAATGATCAGATGTTAATGCTTCGACAATAACACCCTCTCTCCAATCATCGTAGGACCTATCATCAAAATCCCAAGTCCAACTTCTTCTATACATAGAATCGTAATATCCGGCCTCGTAATAACCATCACTATCTTCTTCACCAAACTCTTCAGGAAAAAAGAATCTTAAATATTCTTCTAACCCTTCAAAAGTAAATGTTAACCCGTCTTGGTCTACAGTAATAATATCACTAAAATTATTACCTTCAGAATTAAAAAACTCTACGTCGTAAGTACTGATTTTTTTTTTATTAAGTGCAAGAATTTTTTGAAAGTCATTTAACTCTTCTTCTTCCTCTTGTTCAAAAATCCTTAAAATTTTTTTCATATATTTATAAATATATTGTTTAATAGAAAGAATTATCTTATCTTTACAATAGTTCTTTGATATATGGGGGTGTTTTTGGATTTGACAGGTATTGGCTGAAGACAAAGGGCACGTGGGGACTGAATTAATCTCCTTAAAAACTGATTCATTTTTACAGACGGCAACGTTTTGAACAACCTTGAGACTTTGGGACTTATCTCAACTCAAGAAGTTACTGTAGCTTAATTTAAGCACGGAAACGGGGGTCGGTCAGACAGATAACCTAGCAACAGAAGTCGTTGATGAGTTGGTTTTCACTCTAAAAGAAAACAGCGGTCTCGTTCAGAGGTCTACCGTAATAAAAGTGAACTCGACACAGTTATTGGTGACAATGTCAAAATAGGAACCAAATATTTCGGAAGGTATGACAAACCTTGACCTAAACGTGTAGTCCTTATCTGACAGGATAGACTGGACCGGAGTTCGAAACTCCGCACCTCCACCATTTAAACCTCATCTTAGGATGGGGTTTTTTATGCTATATAATTATATTTTAGTGTTGTGTGAATATTATATTTTAGTGCACAAAAAAACCCACTTAGAGTGGGTTTGTTTTATTAGTATTCGGGACATTTAATTAATGCGCCTTTAAATATGACGGGGTTTTTTACACTATGTTTTTGTAACATTCTTCTTAATTTACGTAAATTTCTACCTTTAAATTTACGAATGTTATCACCAAGTTTGTCGATTAATTTTTTTAAACCGTTTGCATCATTTTCATCCACATCATCAAGTTCATCGTCTACTTCCATTTCAATGTCCCCTGAAATTTCTTCTTGTTCTCTAATCACTCGTCTAACGATACGAGATAAATCAGACTCTGTTAATCTTACAATTTTTTTCATAATTTTAAATTAGTTTTTTGTTTATAAACCTCATCTTAGGATGGGGTTTTTATGCTTTACCCGGAATAATATTTTTAGTAGATTTTGCTAAAGTTTTCGTCTTAGCCAATAGCTTGGCCGCATCTTCTTTTTGCTTTATTGATGTATTAACATCAGTACCTGACTTACCAACTTTTGTAACGTTAAGTGCTAGATTAAAATATTCATTACCACCTTTTAATGCGTCACATTGGGCTTTTGTGCCGTTTTTACATACCCATTCCGTAGATGCCTCTATCGTTTTACCTCTAATAGGTCCCGTTATATAGTCACTAATCGCATCCACTTCTTTTGCCGTTAGTTTTTTAGCTAACTCAATACCTTTAGTTGTTTTAAAAAACTCCCCAAGTTTAGGAAATGCTTTTTGAATTAAACCGGTAAATTTACTACTGATAGTGCTAGCCAATTGACCACCCATAACGCCACTAATAGCATTATCAATACTGTTAATCAACTCCCCAATTTTTGAAACCAAACCGGTTAATTTCTTCCAAAATGTAGAGAAGAATGGTAATTTGCTGGATAACCAACCTATCGCATTTTTAACCCCTGATACTACCTTACCAAGAAAAGTGACTAACTTACCACCAAATCCTGCAACATATTTATATACCGTTGGAAATTTTTTCTGTAATGCCGACATTAGTGTTGGTAAAGTTTTTGCTTCTGCAGCAACAGCTTTTGCAGGTGCCAATGCCTTGGCTGCTAATCCGGCCGTAGCCACTGAAAAGGTATCTAAAATTAAGTTCCACCAATTTGGTTGTCCTTGAGTCCATTTATATATGTCCCATATTAATAATATCGACCAAGCAAATAAAGTAATTCCCGCACCTAAAGGTCCCGCAAAAACCGCTAATAAAATCTGAACAATACCACCAGCAAGACCACCTAAAAAAGATCTGAACCCTTCCATTATATCTCCAACCGTCATATTTTTTAGTGTCTGTATTGCTTTACCAACCGCCTCACCTGCTCCAACAAGAGCATTAACTCCCGTAACATCACCAACAGCAGAGACCACCCTTAATGCATTATTTACTGGTGGAGCCACTATTGTTTTATCAATACTTTTAAGTCTATCCCATATTGCCCTGTATTGTTTGTAGTCATAATCACTCATCTCATCCTGTAACCATCCGTATACATTTGGAAATTTTCCTCTTGCTTTAACTAACCTATTTAGTTCAGTTAGTTGAAATTTATTTTTTATTTTATTAAATGCTGCGACGGCCTCAGTTTCGTAAGTTCCTGCACCATCAAAGGCATATTTTAATTCATTAAATACTTGTTGACCTATCTTTAAATCTTGAGCCGTTGCTTTTGGTACTACTACTGTGGTCTTTTTTGGATTTGATTTTTGATATTTAAGAATACTATCCGACATTTGTTTATTCGATATTTTAGCAAAAACCCCTAAAGGGAATGGTGACGTTATAGTTTTTGGGTCTAACTTTATATTAGTCAACGGTTGTCCCGCATAATTACCTCCTTGAAATTTAAATACCATACTAACCTTTGTTGCTGAATCGTAAAATGATACAGGATACCCACTATTTTTGTTAACATCTTTCCATATAACCCAACCACCCCAATACATGAATGTTGATTTTACCGGATCATTTGCAACTTGCCATTTAACACCTATACCTCCCGCTTTTAATGTATTGTATAGTATTTTCCAATAACCTACAACATCTTTACCTCTCACCCATTGTTCAGATAATAATGGATTGGTTTTTTTCTGTTCTTCAATAATATGTATAGATTCTAATTTTGAAATTAACATTTCTTTAAACATAGACTCAAATAGGTTGCCATTATTTTTAGTCGATGGTTCACCGACATTATAGTTCATAATGGTGGTCATTCTTTTAAGATCCTCTAACAATAAGTCTGATTTCATTGGCACTTTTATATTATAAATATTAGGGAGTCTAAAAAAAAATAATTATATTTGTAATTATGCAAACATTTCTTCCATATTCAGATTTTAGAAAATCTTTAGAGTCACTTGATAACAAACGATTGGGTAAACAACGCGTTGAGGCTTATCAGATAATTTCGGCAATTACAGGTCGACCAAAAAAGAACGGACAACCTTATAAAGGGTGGATATCTCACCCATGTTCTGTTATGTGGAAAGACTATGTGAACGCACTTAAACAATACTACAACGATTGTATTGATGTGTGGGTATCTCGTGGTTTTAAAAACACAATGCAACATGAACATATTGAAGGTGAGTTTGTTTTACCTCATTGGTTGGGTGATGAAGAGTTTCATGCTTCACATAGATCTAATCTATTACGTAAGGATTTTGAATATTATACAAAACATGGATGGTTTGATAACCCTGAAGACCCATATGTATGGATGGATAATCAAGGATTGTGGTATAAACAAATTGCTGGCACTAAAGAAAGGATTTATTATAAACCAAATCTTATATTAGAATCCGTTGGTTGTTGAATTATAGAAAACTAATCCCGTTACATTTGTTGTTTTTGTAATGGTAGGAGTTGAGTAATTAAATGTCATTACGTCACCACCATTTCGTTCTCCAAATTGTATTCTGATTGGATAATAAGTGTCAGCGGTTAGAGATATACTCCCGAATTTTTCTACATTTCCATGAAGACCTCCATTATTAACTGTTGCATTTGCAGTCGTAAATCCACTAATCGCATTACTACCAACCCAAACATAGGAGGCATCATCAGATGAAGTAAAGAATGTGTAAGTTTGTGTTGTTGTTGGTTTGAAATACCCTAACCATTGACAACTAAAATCAGTTCCATCGTCTTGGGCGGGTTCAAATATAGAAGTGGTTTGTACTGATGTTGCCGGATTTCCACCTACCGATGCAGGAGTCGCAGTTGCAAAGAAACTAACATTATCGCTGAAGTACCCACTGTAGGTTGTTTTATATACTCCAGCAGTATAAGGTAAAACCCAAGAAGTCCAATACCCATTTGTAGTTAAATACGACGAACACTGAGTGGTTCCGGTAAATGTTTGTTTAAATACAGAATTAACTAAATTAATAAATGATTGGTCTGTTTTTAATTTTGACCTTGAGAATCTGATATAAGCCGGTACATTGTCAGGGTTAGGTTGATTTCCAATAGTGTTTGGTCTACAAATAACATATCCTAAATCTTCATCAGGACCATTCCACCATTTAGGGTTTCCAGTAAACCCTGATGATGGTGTACCAACAGCCAATGAACCAATTTGTGTTGTTCCTGATATGGTTGATCCTGTGTTATAGGCGAAAGGTCTTGCGGTTGCCATTATTGTTGTTTAACAATAAATATCATAAATCACACTATTTCTAATACTTTATTATAAACCGCAAAGATTGTTGGGTGACATTCAAATGTTTCTTTTCTTTCCAAACAATTAACGAGTGAAGGGATACCTTGTATCGATTCCCATTCTCTAACTCCGTATTTAATATCTGAAGCACAATGTAAACCACAACCACCAAGAACATAATGGTATTTATAACCCTGATTATTTTTTCTATATGGTGCTCTAAATTGAGGATGTATTGAACTTCCAAGTTGGATTATTTCTGAGTCTGTTGTTCCGGCCAAATGAAGTAATCCTGAATCCATAGTGATGAAACACATAGCACTATTAATTAACCACCATGTTTGGGATAAGGTTGTTTGGTTCATTAAATTCAAACCAATATCAATATTAAAATTAAAAACGGGTTTATC